GGTCAGTACGTTCGGGGCACCGGCCGGTCCACTGGTGCCGTTGGCTCCGTCCTTGCCTGCGGGGCCAGTCGGTCCAGTAGGGCCAGTGTCACCACGGTCGCCCTTGGGGCCTTGAATGGGTCCGCAGTTCTCCCAGTCGCCGTCCCACAAGGCACCGTCACCGGGATTGAAGTTGGCCGGGGTGCCAGCCGGTGGCGGGTTCGGGATGATGTAGATGTCGCCAACGTCCGGGTTCAAGGACGGCGGCCAAGAAGCGACCTTGCCTTTGATGACAACGCCTGCGGCCTCGCCCTGTTCTCCTCGGGGGCCAGCAGGGCCGATGTCACCCTTGTCGCCCTTGTCTCCCTTGACACCGCTCGGGATGACGAAGTTCAGGGACTGTGCCGGAGCCTGGCCCGTGACTGTCACCAGGGGCACTGGGCCGGAGGTGACCGACCCGATGGACAGCACCGTTGCCGGTCCTGATGCACCGATGGGGCCCTGGTCGCCCTTGATCCCGGCAGGACCACGGGGGCCGGTTTGACCCACAGGGCCCAAAGGACCAGCCGGTCCTTGCGGTCCTATCTCGGCTTTGTACGGCAGGTCTTTCCAAGACTTCTTGCCGTCACCAATCTTGAAGCGGCCTGTATCGGTCTCATGGCCGGGCTCGCCATCCGCCAGTACGGGGTTGGCTCTAGCCCAGTTGACCGAGATGTCGCGTCGAAGTTGGATTCGCTGGTAAGCCATTGCTACTTGCCCACGACACGAGGCTCGACGGCCCGTACGAGCCGGGCCTTCGCCGCCTGAATCACCTCGGGCGTCCAGTGGGCCGCAGCCATGTCCTTGACTGCCTGCGGCGCATCATCTGGCAGCGCCTTGGCTGGGTGATAGTTGCAGGCCCACAGCCGCCCGTTGCGATCCTCGATCACACCGATGGACTTGTTATTCTGAAGGGTGATTTTCATCCGATCCTCGCATCATCGGTGAGGTAGGAGATGTTCACTGTCAGCGGGTAGGCATCTTCAGTTGCCTTGTCAAGATTAATGGTGATTCCTTGGGTAGCAAAATCTATAGCAGCCCCGCCCACAGGTAGGCCAAAAACTAGTTTTCCGCCGTCGATGCGAGCGCAACCACAGACGGGAGCGAAGAACAATGCGTTGGCTACGCTGGTGGAAGAGTCGAAGAACTCGGCCACGCCGAATGGCAGGCCCGCGACACTAAAGTCTGTCCCCGACATTACATCCCCCGGTGTCCTTCCTTGATCTATATTAAGAAGAACGAACAGCGTGACTAGACGCCCCGCACGAAACCAATAGCCCTCGGCAGACTCATAAGTACCCAACTCTGGACAAAACGGCGTCCACATTCCGCTAAATTGCGTGTCGCCGCGCAGCAGAATCAGGCCATCGCTGCCAAGGGTCAGGAGGTTGCCAGCATCCGCAGACACAACCGTTGGCCCCGGAGGGCCTTGCAGGTCGTGCCAAGCCGTGCCGTCCCAAATCTTGGTGGACTTCGCCATCTCTGACTCCGATCAGGTGTTGTCGATCCAGAGGGCACCGGGGCGAGCCGGGGTCGGCTCACTGGCCTGAACGAAGACCTCGATGGAGTTTCCATCAACGCCATCGGCTCCAGCGGTTCCTTGATCGCCCTTGTCTCCCTTGTCGCCCTTGGCACCATCGGCCCCGTCCGCTCCATCAGAACCGGCAGCACCGGCAGGGATAGAGAAGTTCAGCACCGCCGCAAGGGCCGTGCCGCTGTTGGTGACGATGGGAGTCGAACCGGCAGGCAGGGCCGTCACAGTTCCGACAGCCACACTGGCCGCAGAACCATCAGCACCGTTCTGGCCGTCGATACCGGGGGCACCGTCAGCACCGTCCGCACCGGGGGCACCCTGCGGGCCACGAATGGCACCGACGTTCACCCAGGAAGAGCCCGTCCACACCACGCCGTCGCCGGGGCTGGAGCCGACCGGGGCACCAGCCGGAACCGGGTCACCCAGCAGGTACATATCACCGGCACCGGGAGTAGCCGAAGGGGGCCAAGTCGTGGCCGTGCCCTGAATGGTGACGCCCGAACCGTCCTTGCCGGGATCGCCCTTAGGGCCCTCGGGGCCAATCAGGGAAACCCACTCCGATCCCGTCCAGATGTTTGCCGACTTCGCCATCGCTATCTCCTTCTCTAGGGTTGAAACCAAATAGTTCCGGGCTTGGGCTGGGCAGGCTGCGATGCCTGCTCGACAACCACAATGGATTCGCCGTCCTGTCCATCAGCCCCAGCGGGGCCGGGTGGGCCTTGAGGGCCGACAGTTCCACCGCCGCCGCCACTGGTGGTGGTGGTGGTGATGTCTACCCATCGGGTCTTGTCCCAATACTTGAGGGTTGGCATGGTCAGTAGGCCGCCTTCCAGCGGATGCCAGAGAATGTCGCCTCGCTTGATCGTGCGCCGGGACTAACTTTGATGTCACGATTATTCTGGTGAATCGTGCAGAATCCGTAGGTGACAGCCGTGCCAACAAGCCGCATGGCAAGGGGGTACTTCGATTCCAGTTCTGCAAGCGGGAACTGAGGCGGCAGTCGCAGCGGCACCCACTCGCCGATGCCCGCACCAAACGACAGAGTCCCCTTGAGTTCGATGAAGCCACCGATCATCCGCGCTTGAATCTCGGTGGAGACAGACTCCCTCGCCCCATCCATACGAACCATCCACGTCCAGTCGATGTCGGGCGGCGGCATCTTCGTGCCACCGACGAGCATCAACTTCACCTCATCGAGGACGGACTTCTTGAACTCGGCAAGAGCAGGGTCATTGATCGTCGGGGAGCCAAGCGGACTGATCGCGGTCAGTTTGTCATCGACCTGCTTGCGGGAGTACAGCATCAACGCCATCTGGTTGTCGAAGTCAGCCTTGCTGAACGCTTGGTCGATTCGCATGAAGCGGTCATCGGTCTGCTTCTGCGTGTAGACATCAGCCTTGAGGGGGTAGCGGAAGTCCGCTTCAGCCCGCGTGTAGATCGAGTCGAAGATCGTCTGGACTTGATTGCGGAGAAGGTCGAGGGCGTCCTTCCGGCCGTAGCGGGTGTCGGCGGTTTCGAGCGTGACGTATGGGGCCAAATCAATGACCGGGGCTGCCTTGCCCTCAAGGGCTTCCATTCGGGGCAGCAGGGCGTTGAACGGGTCGAGGTCGGTCTTCAGGACGAGATAGTCATTGACCAGACCCTTGGTGAAGACCAGCCGGTCACCGTAGCCTTCGCCTGTGTCGGTGTAGGTAATGGCAACCGGAGGCAGGGCGGCGTCACCAAACCCAATAGCCTGCGTCACCAGCGTCTTGGAGAGCAGGTCTTGGGTGTTGTCCTGCTTCTTGGCGTAGCGGTCATCCGATTCGGCTCGGGTATAGATCGAGTCGAAGATGGCCTGCATCTGGGTTTGCAGGAGGGTCAGGTCAGCCTGCGAGGCGAGGCCGGTCAGGTCTGGAGCAACTGCACCACCAAACAGATCGGCCACCTGCGGAGCCCCAAAGGGAACATCACCCTTCGGGCTCTCCATCTTGGCCCACTGGCTGCCCATTGCCGCCAGAATCTCCGACCTGGCAGTGGCCTGCACCCCGTCGATGGCGGTCGTTGTGATCCGGATGTAGGTCGAGCCCGTGCCGTTGAGGAACACGGTGGCGTTCAGGGATTCCGAAGCGGTCGGCTTCTCCCCGTTTGGCGTGTTGGTCGTGCCGGTGACCGACGCCTTAGAGAGCAGCACCATGTTTCGGGGCGAACCGGAGCCGCCCTTGAAGACATGGACTCCCGACTCGTAGCCAGACCACGCCTGAAGAATCTGGAGCGGGGTCGAGCCCGGCGATACCTGCGGCAGTTCGGCGTCATGCTCGATGACCCCAGACGCAGCGGTGACCTTGCCGTCAACGTACTCAATGGTGGCGTACTGAGACAGGTCGGCAGCCCCAGAGCCACCAACCTCAACCCACTGACCGTTGCTGTGAACGTGGAGAGTCTTCATGGTTTAGTAGGCGTAAGCCTGTGCCCCCGTAAATGTGGTGTTGGTGACCTTGCCGTCACCAACGATCTGGATTGAGCCGTCAGATGAAAACTTGGCGAACACACGCCGATACGTCACGCCAGTCTCCATGCCGAACACGACAACAATCTGATCCGCCGGGGGTTTCGGAAAGTTCGCAGGGAGCCGCTGGACTGTGGCGAACGATCCGACGCTCGTCATGGTGTAGACCAACTCGCCACGCAGTTGGATCATGCCGTTCAGGACGCGGGCTTCGATCAAGCCCGACCCAAGGACCTTTGTGCAGGCAGTCCACGGAAGGTCTGCCGGGACAGTCTTGCCGCCCGCCATCAGGGAGCGGACAAGTCTGGTTACATGGGCGTCGAGGTCTTTGGTGTCGGCATCGGCAATGAGAGCGGAAATCTCTGCCGCCTTTGCCACAGGGGTCGAGAGCCACAGATCGCCGTCCTTGCCAGCGGCAGGCTGGGTGTCCTGCTCATAGACCGCAGGCAGGTCTTCAGTCTTGGCATAGCCGTTAAGGTCTACCGTGCCCCCGGTGGCAGCGTTGGCAATGGCCTCGTCTACTTCCGTCTTGGTGTAGGTGGCTGCCTTGTCGGCCTTGAGGTCGATCTTGGCCTGCGTCTGCTTGCCGGTCTCCTCGATGGCAAACACCAACTGGGACTGCACGGCATCGAGGTCGATGGCAGCCTGCTCTGCCGCAGCCTTGATGGCAGCATCCACTTCGGCCTTGGAATAGACGGTGGCGATCTGGCCGTCCACATAAGCAGTGGTGGCATAGGCCGACAGGTCAACAGTCTGAAGACCACCCCCACCCTGCAAGCCAGCAAGCAGAGCGTCGATCTCAAGGTCGGTGTAGTAGCCGACAATGCCCTTGGGGACATCGAGAACCTTGACAATAGTCTGGCGGTCACCAGGGCGGTCAGGAGCGGGCATGGATGGGTCTCACTCTGCCATGATCGGAAGGAGGTAACGCTTACCGGCAATCACCACGGGAACACCGCCGACAACCTCGGGCTGGTAGTAGTTCATGCCCGTGTCATCGAAGCCAAGCCAGCCGCCATCCAACTGCTGGCGTACCGGCTCGTCAGCAAACGAGAACAGGGGAGTGCGGGTGTCCAGTCCGGCCGGGGCGGCGATCAGGGGCATCAAGTACCGCTTGCCCGCCACCACGACGGGAACCCCGCCCAGTACGTCAGGCTCGATGTACACCCCGCCCACGACCCCCAGCGGCTCGCCGCCCGACTCGGCGGCAGGAGTGTCGATGGACACCGGGGGGTTGGTGTTGCTGTAGATGATCTCGGGAGGCGTACCCGTGGGGTCAATCCAGAGGTCGCCTTCCTTGAAGGTCCCTACAGGCTCAACGGTGGAGACGATATGCCCATGGGTCTCGCCACTGGAGATGGTGAGCCAGTCTGTGCCGTCCCAGATGGAGAGGGTGGCTTCACCAGGCAGGCCGGGCTCGATCCACAGGTCACCCGTATTGGTAGCCGTGGGGGCCGTGGGCGAGGTGAAGACCAGCACGGACTGACCTGGCACACCCTCCGGCCCACGAATGGGGCCTGTCGGGGTCCACTTGGTTCCGGTCCAGACGTAGCCGTCACCGATCTCGGCATCGGCCGGGGCACCTGGGGGCAGCGGGTCGCCCATGATCCAGAGGTCACCGGGCTCGGGAGCCACGGCGGGCGGCCAAACGTCAGCCACGCCCTTGATCTGGATGCCCTTGCCAGGAGGGCCAGCAGGGCCCGGAGCCCCAGCGGGACCCCTGGCCATGAGATAAGGCAGTTCCGTCCAGCGGGTGCTGCCGGTGCCGATCTTGAGTTTCCCGTTGGGATACCCGAGTTCGTACCCAAACTCACCGGCTTCTAGGACGGGGTCGTTCTTCGTCCAGTTGTCAGCCGAGTCCTGACGGACCTTGATCCGCTGGGAGATTTTCTCGTAGGAGTCCGCGACATTGCGGACCTTGCCTTCACGATGGCTGGGTGGGACGAGCGACATTGAGGTGCCTCGCCCTTTTTATGTCCGCCTCTTCTTTCCGTGGGGCACATGACGCTGCTTGACCTTTGCGATTGCGTCTTTCAGGGACAGCGACGGGTTCTTGGCGATCTCTTTCTTGGCCAGTTCCTTGGCGATCCTGGGATTCAGGTCTACCCGAACGGGCTCCTCCTCCCGGGCATCAATGTCCACGATGCCCCGAACTTGCAGGTTCCGCTCTTTGGCCACCCGCCGGATGTCACCAACGTCGCTGACCCATGCCTTGGGGTCGCAGTGGCCCAACTTATTGGCCAAGCCGCTCATGTACTGCTTGCCCGTGATGTCTATGCCTGCCGCCTTGGCTTCGCGGACTATCCTTCGAGCCTGGTGCTTCGGCAGGTCATCGAGCCAGTTTCCGTCCAGCCTGCCCTGCTGGAAGGCCCGGTCGGTGCCACGGGTGCCAGGCGGCTGCTGGAGAGAACACATGACCGCGAACCGTTCGGTCTGCCCGTCAGCGATCATCTTCAGGTAGTGGTGCTGGACCTCGGGGGCGGCGTTCGCAATCTCGGGCGGCATGAAGGGCCGGATCATGGACTCAACTCCTGGGGAACCTGAGGTGGCTGCTCGGGCTGCACCCCGCCGCCGCCATCACCGGATGGAGACCCGCCTTCGCCTGGAGGAGGGGCGGTGGGCGGCACAGGAGGCGGCGGCGGGGGCTTGGGCACCATGAACTGACTGGCGTCGATGTCGAGAGACTTGGCCCACTCGGCAACCAGAGCGTTGAACGGCTCCACGGTTCCCATGGGGATGAGGCCCTGGAGGACCGGCCCAAGGGTCTGGACGGCCATCTGCATCTGCTCGACCCGGCTGGCCTTGTTCGGCTTCCGGGCACTGCCAGCCTCGATCCGGTAGTCGTACTCCCGGGCCAGAGCGTTGATGTCCAAGTTCTGGATCATCTGTTCCCAGACCATGGCACCCAGCGGACCCAAGACCGGGGCAATGTCCTCGGGGTTGAGGAGCCAGCGGGCGGCCAGGGCTTCTTTCCTTGCCAACATGGACATGGCATCTTCCAAGGCATTGGCCATGTCATCAGGTCTTACGGAAATCTGCTCTGACTTGACCTGCGCCTCCGCAGCACTACGAAACTGATTGCGGGTCATGCCATATGCGAGTTCTGTAAGTCCGACTCTCTTGTCGAACATATCCATAACCGCTTGCATGATTTGCCATATTTCAGGCGTCACCTGCGGCATCTGGAACACCGACACGATGTCATCCACCGACCGGCCGAGGGTCTCGGAGAGTTCCAGCAGGGAGAACCCGTTTTCTTCGTGCTTGAGAATCTGGTCCTTGATGTCATCCCCAGCGGCCTTGGCCACGCCGACCATGGTCTTGCAGGACACCATGAGGCGGCCTGCCAGGAAAGACATGGCCCAATTCAAGAACTTCAATTCCGCCAGGCCCGGCTTCAAATGGCTGATCGGCCAGATGTACCCGGGCTTGCGGTGGAACTGGCACGGGGTCCAGGGCCAGCCGGTGATGTCGGCGTAGAAGGGGATCGGCCAACGGGTCTGGGTGAACAGGGCGTTGGGGAGACCAGACTCGTCTGGCGGCTCCAGGGCGATCTCCTTGGGGCAGTTCAAGGGGTAGTCCACACCCTCTGCCACCACGATGTAGCAGTTCTGACCCAGGGCATCGAACATCCCGGCGAACTCTTTGGGGGCTCCCTTGAGCGTATGACCAAATCCCGTCTTGCTGTAAATCTTCCAGTAGACGATTAGGTCATTGGTCTTGCCGTTCCGCTTCTTGTGCTTGTACTCCCGGTCTTCTTCCTGGGAGCGGGCGACATGGCTTTCCAGATGGCCCTTGAGGTCCTCGCGGTTCAGGCCGTACTTGCGGGCCACCTCGTCAATCGGGTGAACGCAACGCCGGGCACACCACAGGATGTCCTCCTGCTCTTCGGCGTCCGGGTCCATGAGGAGGTTGTCCACCGAGTCGGCAAACGAGCCCACGATCCCGACCGGAGGCCCACCCTCTACCCCAGGAAGTTCCACCAACTCCGTCCACCAGACCCCCATGCCCTTGATGATCCCCTCGTCCACCACCCGGCGAGAGTGTTCCTTCAGGTTCAACTCGACCGGGGTGTAGTTCAGGTAGGACTCGATCATGGAGGAGACCGTCCGACGCATCTCCTCGATCATGCCCACCTGCTGGGACATCTGCATGAACTGCTGGATGCGGGGGTCAGCCATGGGCTGCCCGGTCATGGGGTCCACCTGGGGCGGGGCATTGGGGTCAATGCCGAGGGCCGTGGGCGGGATCACCGGGAACGTCTTGGGAGTCACCGTCCGAACTGGATTTCGGGCGTAAATGACTGAACCAAAGAGTTTGACCGCCTCGAACGCCTTGTTGATGCAGAACCTGAAGGAGGGCGGGGCGATCTTGGAGACAGGTGCCTCGCCCCCCTTCGTTGGCTTCCAGAACCAATCCCCGTGGCCGTCAAAGAAGTTCATGCACTCCCTGGCGTCCTCGGTGAACGGCCGCTTGTGCTTCTCGGCTTGACTGATCTTGGAGAGCCAAGACGAGGCGATGGACCGAAGGGCGTCCTCCATCTTCTTCTGGGAGGTCGTGTCCTCAGGAAGTGGAGGAAGCCCGGCTTCGGAGCCATCAACCGGCAGTTCGGGATTGGTCAGTTCATCCATCAGTGATACCTCTTACAGGCGTACCAGCGGCCGTCTCGGCCACGGGCCACACCCTGGTCGGTCACCTGCATCCCAGAGCGGGAATAGCAGCAGTTGTTCAGGGCCTGCTCGGGGGTCGAGCCCATGCCGACACCCTCGTAGCCCGAGTTGCCGCCGAGGTGAGCCATGACCCCACGGGAGGCCATGATTTCAGCCACCCCTTGGGCCGTGGAGGTATTCCACTGGGGGAGAATCCGGCACTGGCCGTCCGTGCAGGAAACCACCTTGGAAGCCACCCCGGTCTGCTTCCGGGGCTTGGCCTCCACCTTGGTGGCCAGGAGACAAAGGAGGATCACAATGAGGGGAATCCGCTTCATGTCAGGCCTCCTTCTTCTTGGCGGCTTCGATCTTCTGCTTGGTCAGCAGGGCCTTGAGTTCCTTCAAGGCTTGGGTGCTGGGGTGGAGGCCGTAGGCACCCCACTTGCCCCAGGCGGCGGCCGTGTCACTCTCTCTCCAGAACGGATCGTCCTTGTGGCGGACGGACGGCTTCTCAACGAACCCGGCGTCTTCCGCCCACACCAAGATATTTATGGTCTGGGCCCCAGGCTTCCGTGACACCCAGCCCATGACTGGGTCCTGGGGGGCGAAGGGGTTGCTGTACCACAGGACCATGTCCCCGACAGTGAGATCGGGGTAAGCGAAGTCTGGCATCGTTTCCTCCAAAACAGGTGTTCAAGTCGGGGTCTCAACCGACTGACCTGATTTAAAAGAAAGAGATGTCAGACAATCAACGGGCATCCGCACTCGGTCAGGCAATCCAGGCCTGGGTGTACGAATTGGGCGTCAGGTACACCACGCCATTGCCACCCCTGGCCTTGTCCCGCTTCTCTTTCCACTGGACCCACCAGGGCTGCTCGATCTGCTGCTCGGGCTTGTGGTAGGCCGGATCGTAGGCACAGAGGTAGCGGAGGCAGTCCACCAGATGGAACTCGCCCTTCTTGTTGGGCTCGTCGGTGACCACGGCAGTACCAGCCACATAGGTCACCTTCTTCTTGTACCTCTTCATTTCCCTTTCGAGATTAGGAAGAGCCCCACGGACAAACCTTATGGATGGGGTTCCATCTGGACGTATATGGAGAAGGTTTCGGACTGCCTGGAGGCCAGCCAGGACATCGTCGCTGCCGGGGATGAAACTAGCCCCCGTCACCCGGGACCGGATTCCCAGGGCCACCAGTTGCTCGGTGTACTGGTCCTGGGGGCTGCGGCCTGAACCAATGTCGGTCAGGCGGGCACCGTGGGCGTCTATGAGAAACGCATGGAACTGCTTGCCCGCCACCTTTCGCTGGAACTCCTGGCCAAAGATGATGGCATTGCAGTTACGGATATAGAGTTCGTCATAGAGGAGCAGGAACTTCTCGTCGGGCGGGACGGCAGCGAACAGGATGGCCGTCACGGCATGGCCCGGGTCGATCACGGCATACCGGCACCAGTCATCGGGGACGGATGCTGTCGGGAAAGTGCTAGCATCGAACCCATGAATTGACGGGTTCCAAGTGGGGTAAACCAGAATCGAGTCGGTGATGAACTCGCCTTCGGATCGCTGCCGGAGAACGTCATCCCCCACGGCCGACCACCGCTCGATCATCTTCCGCTTCTCATCCGTGTCGATGTGAGGGTTGTCCAAAAACCTCAACACGAACCGGCGGATGTCACTGGTGTCACCCTTCTCCTCGGCCTTTTCGCACCGCTCGTTCAGGCCAATCAGGGCTTCATTCTTCGAGTGCGGCATGGCACTCCAGTTGAAGTTACCCTTCCGGTCTGCAAGTCGAGCCTGCATCTCGGGGACCCAGGCTTCGTTATTGAGGTCCTCGTCTATATGAACTCTATCTGCCTGAAATCCCTGGGGCGGGTCTCCCTCTGAACTAAAGCAATAGATCGTCCACCCATTGTGTAGTTCACAAGAATTGAGGTAACCGGCTGACTTGAGTACCCATGAAAAACTCTTTACCAGACGGGGAGGGATAAGCGGCGGGGCAGGCTTGGCTTCCCCCAACCGGTCGGCGTCGGCCACCGGGTCGAACGCTCGGAACTGGCCGGTGGCCTTGTCGCGGATGATCTTGAAGGCCCCGGCACGGAACAGGTAGGGCACCACGACCAGACCAATGTGCTTCCAGTTGGCCCCGACAATGACGAGGTTGCCGCCCTCTTTCCGGTACTTGCCCTCGACCGGGTGTGTCCCAGTGGCAGCCCAGGCGTCCTCAATGAAGGTACAGAGGGATTTTCCCGACCGATTACCGCCGATAACCAGGGTTTCACTGGCCAGGCACTGATGGAACTCCCATTGCTTGGGAGTTGGCTTGTATAGCCTCAAGGCTTCGATCCGCCTCTCGTTCAATTCGGCCTGCAAGTTCCGCAACTCGTCCATCTGGAATGACGAGATGGACTGGGCCAGCGGAATCGGGGCCGAAGGTGAGGGCGGATGCTTCTTCTTGCGGGGCATTGATGTACCTCTTTCCACCGTAGGTTAGGACCGCCTGCTCCAGCCGCTTGTTGATCTCGCCTTCCAGTTCCTCCTCCGTGTGCAGGGCCAGAGGCTTCTTGGCCCCGCCCTGTTCGGTGTTCTTGGAGGCAAGGCGAACCACCATCTCTAGAATGGAGTTCCTGATTCGGCTTCCAGGCTTGGACTCGAAGTATTGCTTCATCAGGAGACTGGCGAATCCATTGGACCCGCCGAAGTACACCATGATGGATTCCAGCAGTTCAGCCGTGTGCGGGATATTGGACCCGCCCTTGGTCAGGTGGCTGATGTAGGCGTCGATGGCCCCGGACTCGATCCGTTGCAGTTTCTTCTGCTGCAACTTGGCCCGCTTGCACTTCCGGCAGACGAACTGGAGGGCGTCCTGGGTGCCGGGGACCCGGGGGAAGAACTTGAGAGTCAGCGGGAGTACGTTCTTGCACTCCTCGCATTGCCGAGTGGTTGCTGGCTTGGAGGCTTCCATCACTGCCGATCTAACTGGAGGATCGAGGCGATCATGGGGCTCATGTTTGTCCCCTGCTCCTGGCTCTTCTGCTGGAGGTCCCGCAGGTAATCACCCTTGGCTTGTCGGAGTAGGACGCTGGCCATGGATGGGCCCTGTAGATAGTCCTCCATGCTGCCGGTGATGTCCTCGGTCAGGTTCGTGTTCTGGCCGGTCATCAGGAACTGGATGGCCTGCTTTTCCTCGGGGGTCATCTCCCGGGGGCGAGACCGCATGGCCCGGATTCGGTTACTCATTGGAACATCCCCGGCTGGACTAGAGACAGCATTGCCAAAAGGATAAGTACAAGAATCCAAGACAAGGAGTGAAGCAGGTCGTTTTTCATAAACGTAAAGGGGGGCGGCGGCATCCAGTCCACCGCCCCCCTTCAAACTCCCCGACACCTCTGCCGGATCAGTTGGCGTCATAAGCCTGCATGACCGCTTCCTGCTTGGCCTCCTGGGAGGCGGCGTCTGCGGCCTTGCGGCTGAACTTCGCAGCCCGATGGCCCAGCACGGCAGCCTTCTTGGTGGCCCGAGCCTCCCGGTTGGCATCCTTGAAGGCCGAGCGGAGGCTGATCGGATCAGAGACGGCCACCACGACCGGCTCCTCAACCTTGACCACCACCTCTTCCTTCACATCGACCTCCACGGGGGCGGCCACAACGACCTTCTTCTTGTCCCCGTGGCAGTTGCCAGCCTGGGCGGCCGGAACGGCGGCCACGCACCCCAGAGCAAACGACACCGACAGAATCAGACACTTCTTCATGGTTCTCTACCTTTCTTCTAGCGGAAGACCTGGGTCCAAAAGATTGCTCGGCCGCTGCTCACGGCCCCAACTCCGATACTGGAGTAAGACGGGTTCAGGATGTTTTGTCGGTGGCCTCGGGAGTTCATCCAGGCGTTCATCACTTCCCTGGGGGTGTCTTGCCCGTAGGCCACGTTCTCGCCGTAGCCCATTCTGGAATGGTGCATCCGGCTGTTGGCTTGGACATGACTCCAACTACGAGCGTCGTACATCATCTTGGCCTCTACCTTCAACGGGCGAAGGCCTCGGGAGACTCGCTCCTCATTGGTCAGTCGGACAACCTCCAGTTCAAACTCGGACCCCAGAGGCTTGGGCTTGCAGGCCTCTGGCTGACAGACTTGCTTCTTGGGCGTGACAGCCTTGCCCAGGCAGCAGACGGCCAGGACCAAGAGCGAAACGGCAAGGATTGTCCTTCTGCCCATTTCGCCACTCGGGGTCTACTTGCCGAACAGGGAACTCGCCTGGGGTGCGGCCGGTGTGCTGGTGGGTGTGGCGATGTCGCCGTAGACGATTGCGATGACCAAGTCCTTGCAGAGTTTGGAGGCGACCGTATGGCCCTCCTTCTCCAACTTGTCCTTGAGGGTCAGCAACTCGGTCACCACCTGCTTCTGGAAGTCCCCCTTGTTGACCGTGGGGGTCACCATGAAAACGGCGGCGGCCTTGGCGGCATACGGTCCTGCAAGAATCAGGGCCGCTGCCGCCAAGACCACGTTTTGAACCGTCAGCCACTCGGGCATGATGGCACCTATCAGCCGTTGGCGGCCGAGTTGTAGCCAAGACCAACCAGAACCCGGGTCATGCCCGTGTCGGGATCGGTCTCTGCCAGGGCCACACCCAGGCCAGCACCAGCAGCGGCGTCACCACCGGCCCCGATGTTGACCGGGTCTTCAGCCGAAGCCGTCAGGCCCAGCACCTTGGTCGGGCCGGTCACGACGCCATAGAAGACATCGTCAACCTTGACGCCAGCGGCAGCCAGGTACTCGTCCACCACGGCAACCAGGGTGTCACCAGCGGCAGCAAGGCCGGTGGCTTCCTCAAGGTTGCACTTCACCAACTGGCCCGGGAGGAGCGGGTCGGTGTGGCGGTTACGGAGGACCACCACTCGGACTTCCCGGTTGGAGTACACCGAGCCGTCATGGGGGTTGGCATCCGTGAACACCTTGACGGAGCCCACGACGCTGTTGCCATCACTGACGGACTTCACCCCAAGGGTGGTGCCACGGCCAAACGGCGGATCGCTAGTCAAAACGCTCATGTCTGTTTTGCCTTCTTGGTTGGAGGTTGGGTCTTAGGTTCAGGCAATGGCCTGCAACTTGAAGAAGTTCCTTGGCGAACGGAACTTCAGGTTGGCCAATACGGAAACGACATACCGATAACTTTGGAGGTCCTCGTTGTAGAAAGGTCCTTCAGCAGTCATCAGGCTTCCCTCCATGCAACGGAGTTCCATGTTCTGGATGGAGAGCCCGTATCCGCAGCCCGTGGGCACAGCGTATTCCGTCGAAATTTCGACGCCGTCCTGCTCGAATACATCATTGAAACCATAGGACTTGAGCCCATTGGTACGAGTCACAATGGCCCGCTCCTTGGAGTCGAGTTTGTTCAGGTACTCGATGAACATCTTCCGGTCGAGGATGACCATGTCGATCTGGCTCTCGCGGGTGTCATTCCGCTTGGCCTGATGGATACCCTCTCGGGTCGCCACGACACAGTTGTCAGCCCAGGTCGGGGTGGTCCCGCCCTTGAAGTACGTCGAGGTGTAGTTCACCACGATGGGGCTGTAGAAGTCATACTCGGGGTCGCTGACACCGTTGGGCCAAACGCCCTCCAACTGGGACCCGGCGATAGCACCAAGGCCCGTGTTGACGTTGGCGTAGACATCGGCAGGCCAGCCGAACGGGTCTTCGGCATTGGCAGCCCGCTTGGTCCCATCGTTGATGTTGATGGTCCCGTCGATGGCCATCATGGACTCGATGCCATGGAAGCGGAGTTCGTTCCCCGCCTTCCCGCCGTCGATCCAGACCTCCTTGGCGAGGTGCTGCTCCATCGACTCCTGAAGACGGCTAGCCATCTTGCCAGCAACATTGATAAGGGCCTGTTGACCACGATTCTCCAGCATCTCTTTCTTGTAGATGCTATCGGTGACCTGATAGCCGCGATAAGGAAGTTCAGCGTTGACCCAGAGGTTCTGGCGAGCGAAGACTCTTGGCGTCTCGCCATTGTTCCCGGTCACCGGCTGATTCCTGTACCTCACCTCCCACTGAAGGCCCCTACCAGCCTGGTTCATCACGACGTTACCCGAACCTTCAAGGGCTGCGAATACCTTGAACTTTCGGAAAGTGGTCAACTCCTCTTCTTTGAGGTAGTTGATAATGGTCGTGCCAATGGAACGGGCCCAGTCAGTGGAACTCGGCATTTCTGCTTCCCTTTCAGATTAGGCCTCGGGTTGAGGCGTCTTCTCTTAGCATCTGCTCAAAGGTCATCTTGGGCTTACTAGCCCGAGTGTCGTTTACTGCCGTTCCCGCTGAACGGCTGGGGTTCCTGGCGGCCTCCCGCCTCAGGTACTCCATGTTTTGCTTGGCCAAATCCGGCTGTTGCGGCTGCGGCGGTGCTGGAGGCTGGGCTGGCGGTTGAGGCCGGGCCGCTTGCTCCATGAACTGCCGTGCTGACTGCTGGAGTTGGTTCGTCGCTGCGGACTGTTGCTCGTCAAAGGCTTGAGCCAGCATTTGCCTTTCGGCCATTGCCACTGCGTAGTCCCAACGGGCTTGGGGCCCCTTGATGCCACGCTCTCTTGCCTCTTCGATGAACTTATGTACGAGCAACCCCTCTGGTGTGACATTGCCTGTTTGCTTATCAAAGAGCCAGTCTCGATTTTGCTCCTCGATGTTTGCCACGAAACTCTCGTTTTCCTGCATCTGGAAGCGTTCTTGGACAATCTGCTCGGCCTGCTGCTTGGCAAGGTTCTCCACCATTGGGCCAAGGGCTGACTGTGGGTCTTCCAGAAACTTCCGGGCGAAGTCGGCCCGGTACTGCTGGTACTCCATGAGTTCATGGCGGGCGTCGAGGGGAGCGTCCTCGGAGATCACCTCCCGGCCGGTCTCGTCCTTGGTCAAGTACCGCTTGTAGGCATCTCGAACCTTGGGCGGGTTCCACCACGACTGCTGGGGCTGCTGTGCTGGCTGGGGCTGCTGGGCCTGGAGCCGGGCGGCCTGCTGGACCTGCGGATTGGCCTGGGTCTGCTGGGACTGGTTCTGCATCCACTCTTGGAATGGACGGCGATGGGTCAGGTATTCCTGGGCGTAGGGCAGAATCTGCTGGTATTGGGCCAGTTTGTGGGCCGCAGCCTTCTCC